AGGAGTTCGACTCCCCCGACCAGCCCGGCTCCGGCCATGAGATGCAGCCCCTCTTCTTGCAGAAGCTGGGTTTGGCTCGTGAGCTCAGCGGGGTACCCTATGTTATCAACTCTGGCGTTACTACGCCTGAGCACAATGCTGAGGTGGGGGGCGTAAGTACTAGCTCCCACCTAACGGGCTGGGCCAGTGACATCCGCACCGACAGTTCCAACCGTCGCTTTCTGGTTTTGAAGGGCCTCATCGCCGCTGGCTTCAACCGCATTGGCATCGGGCAGAACTTCATCCACGTGGACTGCGACCCGAGCAAGGCGGGCAACGCGACGTGGTTGTACTGAATTGCGTACCTTGGTTCTATGATTGATTTCATTACAGAATTCTGGGCTGAGCTCTTGCTCGCTGCTATGGCCTTTGCTAAGGTTGTTGTGAACCTCACTCCGACGGAAAACGACAATGCTGTATTTGGCTATTTCGATTTGCTTATCACTGCTATTACTGGCGACCGCCGTAAGAAGTAAGATGGCTAAGATTAGTACCTACACCGTCGAGACCCCTACGTCTTCCGACTTGGTTATTGGAACCGATGACGTTGGGGGTACTAACGCGACCAAGAACTTTACTGTAGGCAGCATTGCCGGTATTGCCAATTTGCAATCCGTCCTTGATGCCGGAAACACCGCTACGGAGAACATCATCCTCACGGGCAACCTGTCTGTTACCGGTACGGTTGCGGACAGCTCTGGCGATGTGGGTGCCGATGGTCAGTTTCTTACTTCAACGGGAACGGGAACCAACTGGACAGACTCTCCCGGCGGTCTTCGAAATGTCACGGTTCGAGTTGGCGCAGGTGATATGAACACCTTGGATACGGTATCGGTCAACATCATTGATGCTCCGGGTACCGGCAAGGCTATTCAGATTGTTTCTGCAAGCATCAAGATGGACTTCAACACTACGGCGTACTCCTTTTCTGCTCCACTTCAATTCACTGTTCTGGCTGGTCTTCCCCAAATGACCATATTGAATACGGTTGTCAACGTGAGTACCGACGTGTTTTCTTCTGTAATTCCGATTGCCGGTGGATTTATTTCGGAAAACAGCGCAGTCAAGTTGACGACCAGTGCCCCGACGTCCACTACTGGGGATAGCGACGTTGACTTTGATATCCTCTACCGTATCATTACGGTGTGAGAGACATTCGTAAAGTTTGCATCGGTCCTAACTACAAGGACTGTATGTGTTACGTAGTGGGGCAGCCCGTTCTCGGGAACTCCCACTATGTGCATTTAATTAAATACAATGATGAGACGGGGAGCATCCTCATCTACATCGAGCAGGACAGCGTCGTCGTTCTCTGGAAAGAGTTTATCGCGATGCCTACTTCAATAGAATACAACATCAACTTTTGAGGGCAGTCAATCAATTTGTAGTACGGGGACACAGGTACAATAACACCAAGGGCGACCTCATCGTAAGCACGAGTGAGGAAGACCACCGCTTCGCAAACCGAGAGGGCGAGGTTGTGGCGTTGCCGTTGGGTTATGATGGACCTATAGCGTTGGGCGATACCTTGTTGGTTCACCACAACGTATTCAAGTACTACAACGATATGAAGGGCCGCCGACAAAGCGGTAGGAGCTTTCTGAAAGACGACCTGTTCCTAGTCGACTTCGACCAGTTCTATATGTACCGGAATGCAGGCCAGTGGTACCCCCACGATAGGTACTGCTTTGTACAGCCTATACCCCCTGAAGAATCTATCATCTTCAAGCCCTTAACAGAGGAGCCACTCATGGGTATAATGAGATATCCAAATGCTTATCTTTTGGGCCAAGGAATTGAGTCTGGAGATATGGTCGCCTTCCGTCCCGAGAGCGAGTATGAGTTCACTGTGGACGGGGAGAAGCTGTATCGGATGTTCGACCACCAAATAACATGCAAGATTCAAAGAAGCTAAAGGAGCGCATCATTGCGGCGGGGCGGATAGCTGTTGAGCAACTCATCAAGGTAGCTCAGGAAGATATCCTCAAGCCGGGTGAAAACGACGACCTTGCAGCCGACAGGCTAAAGAATGCTGCGGCCACTAAAAAGCTTGCCATCTTCGATGCGTTAGAGATTTTGAGTCGCATCGACGCCGAGGAAGAGGAGTTGGGTTTGGACACCACGCAGACGGAAAGCAAGATGGGTTTTGCAGAGCGACGTTCAAGATAGGCTCTACCTCCCCGTATCAGGGTTGGTATCGAGGTCGGTGATATCCAATAAGAACCGTGCTAAGACGTGGTTCTATGGATACAATGAAAAGTACGACATGGTGGTCATCTCCAAGACGGGGCAGATTGGAGACATCATCAATATCAACGGACTGAATATTGCTTTGCCGCCGCCACCAAAAGATATCCCGGATGGCAACAAGTGGGTACGCAAGGAGCTTCCGCATGCGCTATCGCGGATACAGAGCATCTTCCAATGGAACGATATGCCTAAGGCATTCAAGTCCAACTGGGTAGACTATATCGAGAACGAGTTCGACCGCCGCGAGGACGGGCACTGGTTCATAAACAACGGCAAGCAGACGTATATCACCGGCGCCCACTATATGTATTTGCAGTGGACGAGTATCGATGTGGGGTACCCTGACTTCCGTGAGGCGAACAGAATATTCTATATCTTCTGGGAAGCGTGCAAGGCAGACCCCCGCAGCTTCGGTATGGTGTATCTCAAGATTCGCCGTTCGGGATTCTCATTTATGGGGTCTTCGGAGTGCGTCAATACCGGTACCCTCGCGAAAGATTCGCGGGTCGGCATACTTTCCAAGACGGGTTCTGATGCGAAGAAGATGTTTACAGACAAGGTTGTTCCTATTGCCAACCGCCTTCCTTTCTTCTTTAAGCCTATACAGGACGGAATGGATAAGCCGAAGACCGAGCTGGCGTTCCGGGTTCCCGCTTCTAAGATTACCAAGAAGAATATGTACGATGTGGAGAGCGAGGGCATCCTTGGTCTCGACACGACTATCGACTGGAAGAATACCGACGACAACTCCTACGACGGAGAGAAGCTTATCCTACTTGTCCACGACGAGAGCGGAAAGTGGGTCAAGCCCAACAACATCCTCAACAACTGGAGGGTGACGAAGACGTGCTTGCGCCTTGGAAGCAAGATTATCGGCAAGTGCCTTATGGGGTCTACGTCGAACGCGCTGGCTAAGGGCGGCTCGAACTTCAAGAAGCTGTACGAGGATTCCGACCCGACTTCTCGCAACGCCAACGGACAAACCAAGAGCGGTATGTACCGCCTGTTCATCCCTATGGAGTACAACATGGAAGGCTTCATCGATGAGTTCGGGCATCCGGTACTGCATACCCCAGAGAAATCTATTAAGGGCGTTGACGGCGAGCCTATCAAGCGTGGCGCCATCGACTACTGGGAGGCGGAGGTAGAGAGCATGAAGAGCGACCCCGATGCGCTCAACGAGTTCTACCGTCAGTTCCCACGTACTGAGTCGCATGCTTTCCGTGACGAGAGCAAGCAGAGTCTATTCAACCTCACCAAGATTTACCAGCAGATAGACTATGCCGACAGCCTTGTTAAGGAACACTATCTCACGCGCGGTTCCTTCTATTGGGAAAACGGCATCAAAGATTCTCGGGTCATCTTTAGTCCCGATAAGCGGGGGCGGTTCAATGTTTCTTGGACCCCACCTAAGGGTATGCAAAACAGGGTCATAGATAAACGGGGAACGAAGTATGCTGGCAATGAACACATTGGGTCTTTTGGATGTGACTCCTACGACATTAGCGGCACTGTGGGTGGCGGTGGTTCTAACGGTGCTCTTCACGGAATGACCAAGTTCCATATGGACGATGCGCCCACCAATGAGTTCTTCCTTGAGTATGTCGCTCGCCCGCAGACGGCGGAGATATTCTTCGAGGAGGTGCTGATGGCGTGCGTCTTTTATGGTATGCCTATCCTTATTGAGAACAACAAGCCGAGGTTGCTGTATCACTTTAAGAACCGTGGGTACCGTGGGTTCTGTATGAACAGGCCGGACAAGCATTACAATAAGTTGAGCAAAACCGAGCGTGAGTTGGGAGGTATACCCAACAGTTCTGAGGACGTCAAGCAAGCCCATGCCGCAGCTATCGAGAGCTATATCGAGAAGCACGTTGGTATCGATATGGACGGTACGTTCCGCGACTCTGGCGAGATGGGTGCTATGCCTTTCGTGCGTACGCTAGAGGATTGGGCGCGTTTTGATATTAGCAATCGTACTGCTTTCGACGCGACTATCAGCAGCGGATTGGCGATTATGGCCAACCAAAAACACCTCTATATGCCTGAGCAGAAGAAGAGTTCAATAAGCATTACCTTGCCGAGATATAACAATCGAGGCTTTACAAGTGAGCGTTTGGACTAAATGAAGGATGTCAAAATCAATATCTCCGGTGCGGGTTTCCCCAGTCAGTTTGTTTCTGACGCAGAGAAAGCCACCGAGGAGTATGGACTTATGGTCGGTCAAGCCATCCAGTATGAGTGGTTCAAAAAAGACGGTAACCAGTGTCGCTTTTACAATCAGTGGCGGGAGTTTAACCGCTTGCGCCTCTATGCCCGTGGAGAGCAGAGTATTGCTAAGTATAAGAACGAGCTCGCTGTAGACGGCGACCTTTCGTATTTGAATCTGGATTGGACCCCGGTCCCCATCCTTCCTAAGTTCGTTGACATCGTGGTCAACGGTATGTCTGAGCGCGTCTTCAAGGTTAAGGCATACGCTCAGGACGCCCTGTCGCAAGCCAAGCGCAGCAAGTATCAAGATATGATTGAGGGGCAGATGGTAGCCAAGCCTGTGCTTGATATCATCCAGCAGAAAACTGGTGTCGACCCGTTCACTATGAACCCTGACGACCTGCCTAGCACCGACGAGGAGTTGCAGGTATATATGCAGCTCAACTACAAGCCTGCTATCGAGATTGCTGAGGAGGAAGCCATCAACACCATCCTCGAAGAGAACCACTACAGCGACTTGCGCAAGCGCATGGACTACGACCTTACGGTCTTAGGCATCAGCGTTGCTAAGCACGAGTTCTTGCCCGGCGCGGGCGTACAGCTTTCGTATGTCGACCCGGCTAACATAGTATACAGCTATACCGAGGACCCATACTTCAAGGACTGCTTCTACTGGGGAGAGATTAAGACGCTTCCCATCACGGAGCTTATGAAGATTGACCCCAACCTCACCAACGAGGACTTGGAGGAGATTAGCAAGTACAGCCAAAGCTGGTACGACTACTACAACGTAGCTCAGTACTACGAGAACGATATGTTCTATCGTGACGTGGCCACGCTGATGTACTTCAACTACAAGACGACTAAGAAGATTGTCTATAAGAAGAAGAAGCTTGACGGCGACGGAGCCCGGATGATTGAAAAGGACGACCAGTTCAATCCGCCGGACGAGATGATGGATGAGGGCAACTTCGAGAAGGTGGAGAAGACCATCGACGTCTGGTACGAGGGCGTCATGGTTATGGGCACCAACATCCTACTCAAGTGGGAGGTGGCCGAGAACATGGTGCGCCCCAAGTCTGCTTCTCAGCACGCGCTTCCTAACTATGTGGCTACGGCCCCGCGCATGTACAAGGGCGTCATCGAGTCGCTTACGCGGCGTATGATTCCTTTCGCCGACCTCATTCAGGTTACGCACCTCAAGCTCCAGCAGGTCATCTCCCGCACCGTTCCCGACGGCGTGTATATCGACGCGGATGGACTCAACGAGGTCGACCTAGGTACGGGCAACGCATACAACCCTGAGGATGCCTTGCGGCTATACTTCCAAACGGGTAGCGTTATTGGAAGGTCATACACTCAGGACGGGGAGTACAATCAGAGTAAGGTTCCTATCCAAGAGCTCAATAGCAACAGCGGTGCTGCTAAGACGCAGATGCTGATTGGAAATATGAATCACTACTTGCAGATGATTCGTGACGTTACGGGACTCAACGAGGCCCGCGACGGGAGTACGCCCGACCCGCATAGCCTTGTCGGATTGCAGAAGCTGGCTGCGGCCAATAGCAATACGGCTACCCGCCATATTCTGGACGGGAGCCTCTATATGTTCCGGTCTCTGGCTGAGGCCCTTACGTACCGTGTCAGCGACATCTTGGAGTACGCCGACTTCAAGGATGAGTTTGTCAACCAGATTGGTAAATACAACGTCAGTATCCTAAAGGAGATTAACGAGCTGTATATCTACGACTTCGGAATCTTCATTGAGGTCAGCCCCGACGAGGAGCAGCGTGCGCAGCTCGAGGCCAATATCCAAATGGCTTTGAGCAAGGGCGGTATCGACCTTGAGGATGCTATCGATATCCGTGAGATTAAGAATATTAAGCTCGCGAATCAACTGCTGAAGATTAAGCGTGTCGCTAAGCAGGAGGAGGAGCGGCAGTTCCAGCTCCAGCAGCAGCAGATGCAGGCGCAGAACAATATGCAGTCACAGCAGATGGCGGCGCAGGCGGCCATGCAAAAGATTCAAGCTGAGGCGCAGAGCAAGATGCAGGTCAAGCAGGCTGAGATTGCATTTGAGATTGAGAAGATGCAAGCTGAGGCTCAGGCTAAGGCACAGCTTATGGACCTTGAGTTCCAATACAACATGCAGTTGCATGGCATGCAGGAGCAGCAGTTGCAGGCGCGTGAGGACAAGCGCGAGGACGCCAAGGCAAAGCGCATTAGTCAACAAAATACTGAGCAGAGCAAGCTTATTGACCAGAGGAAGAATAACTTGCCGCCAATGAATTTCGAGTCGAATGAGGACAGCCTCGATGGTTTCGACTTGGCTGAGTTTAGTCCACGATAAACTATATATAAATGGAAATTAAAGTGCGTGACCTCGGAGAGGTCGAATCAAAGTCTACCCAACAGATTGAACAGGAGCTGCTCGAAAAGCACGAGGCAGAGGTCAATGGCGAAGCCCCCGCTCAGGAGGAGGTTAAAGAGCCAGCCGAAGAACCCACCGGTTTGTCGGAGGATGACGTGCGGGCTTTCTTGAGCAACCGTTACGGTCGGGAGATTAACTCTTTGGACGAGCTGGCTGAGGCCCGTGAGTCTGAGTTGCCCGAAGATGTCGCTGCGTACTACAAGTACAAGCAGGAGACTGGTCGGGGGTTAGAAGATTTTATGAAAGTGAACCGCAACCTCGACGAAGCCGACGGGGATGGGTTGCTAAAAGAATACCTCTTGATTACTGAAGACGGCCTCGATGAGGAGGACGTAGAGATGATGATGGAGGAGTACAAGTTTGATGAAGACCTCGACGATGAGGTTGATATTAAAAAGGCTAAATTAGCCAAGAAGAAAGCTGTTGCTAAAGCAAAGAAATTCTTCGAAGAACAGAAGGAGAAATACCAAGCACCTCTTGAGTCAAGGGGCGTAGGTTCTCTGGAGGACTCCGAAGAGTATCAAGCTTACCAGCAATATGTTGAACAGGCGAAGACTTACCAAGAGGAGCAGAAGCGCAGGAAGGAGTGGTTTGACGATAAGACCAACGAGGTGTTCAGTGAACAGTTCAAAGGCTTTGAGTTCAACCTCAACGACAAATCCTACGTGTATTCTCCCGGTGACCGTGGCGAATTGAAGAAGTTGCAGCAAACCCCCGAGGCTTGGTTAAACAAGT